ATGTCGTGTTTAGTTGTCATCATTTGCTCCAATACCATTCGTCGGGTTTCTTCTGATAGTTCGCCTTGATTCCATGCGCTACCTTCGCTCATCGTGTTGCACTCCATGGCCCCCAGCCGTAACCGTGTTTGTCAACGCCGTAATTGTAAATTGCTAACGCTGCGCGCAAATTAACATCAGCCTGTAACAAGTTTTCTGCGTCGGTAATAATGCCGGCATCAGTAAGCCATGGTGTCCAGAATCCGTTGATCTGCATTAAGCCGCGCGACCCACCGTTTGGGTCTTTGCTGTTGACCGCGTTAGGGATGCAGCGCGACTCACGGAACATGACTGACTCGAGCACGGTGCGCTGATCGACAGGCCAGCCAAGGTTTACGGCAAGCGCGCTGAACTGCTCACAAGCCGAGCTGTACGGGTCAATGTAAATCGTTGAGCTGGTGGTCGTGGCTGGCCCAATCAGGTATGGCGTGACGTCTAAAGGCGCCAAGGCGATAGTGCCAGACGGGCTACCAGACGCGTCAGGAGCGCCTGTGAGCGCCGTAAGACCAAAGACCGTACAAAGCACTAACCCAATGATTTTTTCTGCAAAATAGTTCATCGTTTCTCCAAAGGTATGGGCATGCCCCATGATGAGGATGCCATTCTGAATGCGATTTGTCCCATGAGGAACTTTCCCGAGTCGGGGTTGGTGAAGATTTGCACCAAGATTTCTTGACCGTTGTCCATTACTCCCGTATAGACGCTGTAGTCAAATATCTGGATGTCAGTCATTGCCTGTCCTTTTGTCGGTTCTCCGACCTTAGAACATAGATCAAGCCTTGGGTGGGATTTCCCCAAACACCTTTAAGAATGCGGCTTTTACCCAGATCACCGAGTCGGCAGCCTGTGGGGTTATCTCAATATGGAACCAATCGCCCTTAGGTGCACCGTGAATAGTTGGCTTGTCGTATTTGAGCCATGCGTACCGATCGCAACGCCATGCTCGACCTTGTGGCTCTGGGAAATAATCCAAAATACATTGCAAGCCAACTTCGTTGGCATTGGCAACAAGTTTGTCAATAAAGACCAACGCTTCTTTGCGTCCTGCTTTTGGGTTCTTTTCGCTTTTGCGATACGACAAATCAACAGCTCTGCCAGTCGCGTGAACCGACAAAGAGCCAGGCTTACCGCGCATGTCACGTTGACCCCAAGAACCGTTGTTCCATAGCGCGCCATTAGACGCTGCGATTGCTTGTTTAATCCATTCGTTCATGCCGGCACGGGGTGCTGGTGATGCACCGTCTGCGTTGCCTATGTAGTCGCGTGCGTTTGGCACGCCAGGCTTAGCCTTGGCTACTGCCACGACCAAACTTCATGTCTTTAGGGTTAAAGTAACGCAACGCTGTTGGACAGACCGCGCCGATCGCAGCTGCTAAAAGTGCCGACGGGTCGGTGTTGCCTGTTACCGCAAGCGCAACAACGGCGGCAAGCATTGAGCGACCGTACGAGGCGAGTAGGGCTTTGTCTTTAGGCTTCAACATCTTTGGCTCCTTCTTTCGTTTTTGACTTTAGCCCGTTTGAGGCTACTAAACCTGACAACGTGCCGGTCATGAATACGGTCAAGGTTGATAGCAGGTCTATAAAGGCGGAGTCGTTAGGGCTTTGATGGCCGATCGGCTGGGTCACAAACATCAGCGCATAAACAAATCCAAGTACGGTGATGGCAAACACGCTGGCAAGGATGATGCCGACAACAACAATTAGTCGAGCGTGAAGCTCCTCGGGTTTAAGGCGTGCTCTCATAAATCAAATCTCGAGTGCATGTGCCTGATGGGTTGCAGAGTGGTGGTTCGCATTCAGGTTTTTTCCAGTTGTCTGGGTTTTGGCATGGGTAGCGATATGAACCGTCATAACCGCAGCTGGAGCATCCCCACACGACGACTGCTATCAGTAGCGCATAGCCAATTAGGTAACGCCATTTCATGCAGGCGGTGCAGGAAACTTGATTTTCTTTGGGTCAGCGTTTTTGGTTGGCAGGTCGCGCAACGCTTGACGGTATGTTGCCCATGCTGCCTTGTCGGCTGTGCTGTCCGCTACTTGTGTCCAATCGCAAGCCAATAACAGTTGATCGCGCTGATAGCGAATGCGTGCCCAAAGAATGTTTACATCATCTGTTTCATCTAATCCGAACATCATGCGCTCATCTCGTAAATAATTGTTCCGTTCATTGAAGCGCCGTTAGCACCGGGATAACCGTTATTGAAAGTCCATATTAAAGCGCTATTTGAGGAGTTAGAAACCGTTACTTGACAAAAACTGCCTGACACACCAGCTTCTCGAGCACCGCCCACAACTTGCTGGCTACCGCTATATCCTGCTGCAGTAGTAAAAGGCAAACTAAATGCAACAGCGGTACCGCCTGTGCCGTTTGTTGTAATGCTGACAACAAATCGGACAAACACAATTTTTCCTACAACTGCATAGGAACCTGAAGCACTTGCTGTAGTTATTGTCCCTGTAATTGATGAAACTGTTGGTGTGTAGGCAGTCCAACTATCTAAGTCAATTGGTCGCCATGTTGCGCCGTCATAGATTTGCAACCTGTTTGGTGCTGCCTCAATGTAACAAGTCTGACCTTCGGCAAGCACCTTTTCACCTGTGCCACCAAAAGCGGCATCACGCGTTGTTGTTGTAGCAAAAACTGGTACGCCTGTTCCTGCGCTAATATTTTGATTTGCAGCGGTCAGGACTTCGCCAGCCGTAAACAGCGGGACAGAGGTTTGTGCGTTGGCTCCCATAGTGTCTCCTATCCTAAGACATTGAACTGGTCAAGTGTGCCATACGTGGCGTTATTCAAGATCAGCTCATAAACAATGACGGTCGGGGAAGTTGAGTACAGGACGCGGTGGCCTGTAGCAAAGTCCAAATAATGCTCAATGCCTTCCACGCTTAAATCCTGTGCCAACTGGGTCGTGCCGGCACCGCTTTGGAACGTTTTTTCAATAGCGATCGTGTCACCAATTTCAACGGTAGCCAGCGTGTCCTTTTGGGCGTCGGTCAGCATCAGGAACTTGGTTTCTACCGATGTGAACCGTGGCTCGGGTGTTGGGTTGAGCAGGTAGGACGCCGCGGTGTCTATGGCAGTTTGTTCGTGTAGCAGGCTGTTAAGGATGCTGCTGGTCTGAATAAAGTATTCAGCAATTGAGCCTGCGTTAATCGCGGTTGCTGTTTTGCCATCTAACCCTGTAACCACAGACCTGTTGATCACCTCGTTCGCCTCAAACGAAATGCCGAGACCATCGTACTTAATTTGAGTTCCATCGTCATGGAAGTCGGCTACAGACGGGCTAAGGGTTGTTCCAATGCGTTCCTGAAATGTGAGCGTGCCGTCCCTCGACATAAACACACGACCAAACTCTGCTGTCTCATTAATTTGGGTTATGTATTGCAACACGTTCGTTCCTGCCGGCACGGTGTAGTTGCTGTCATGTCCAAGGTTCACGGTGCCTGTCGCGATGTTTCGTTGTAGCGCAGGGAAATCAACTTCTGGCAAATCAAGCACAGTTTCTATGCGCGCGCCAGATGTCTCGGACGTCACATTTAGTTCGTTCATAAAGGTCTGTGCCAGCAAATAGAACTGGTCAGCGCAATAGACCGTCACGGTGTCTAAACCGCCTAAAGCAAAGTTGTAGTCGTAGTTGACGACATATCCCGAGAATAGGTATTCAGGGTCGCCGCCAACGTCGTAGCGGATGAGCTGCACTTTACGCATCGGTGCAAGACCTGGCTTAGATTGCGGGGTGTCGTAATATGGACTGGAATTATCGAACGGATTAAAAATCCCATCCACGTCCCTGATTGTGAATGTCATCGTGCCAGCGCTGAATTGGTCGCCGACATCTCGACGTCCGCGCCTTACATTGACTTGCGTGCAGTCAGCCATTACGTCGGCATATTCGGTGTTGCCGTCAAGTACAAAGAACGTGTTATCAAGTACTCCTGATGTCACGTTGTCAAGCGTGAATGAGTTGACAATAAACCCTGTTTCTATTTGCAGGTCATAGTTACCTGAATCAACGACCGCGACGCCTGGCATTAGGCAATGTTCAAGGCCAACGGCCCTGCACTCCGTGAGTAGGCGCGCAACGCATTGACAACAGATTCACCAATTTCGGCGCTTGTGGCAAGACCGCCAGTTACGTTGATAGTTACTCCGCCGCCTGTTCCCATGCGATCTAATGGCACTACGGCTTCTGGGCCTGCTTCACCGATTAGCGCCAAGGTTGGGGCCGTCACAATGCCGCCATCAGCCAGTCGAGGAATGCTCATGCGTCCAGGTGCAGGCTTATTTGTTGTTTTGCCAAGTTGTGGCACGGGCACGGTTGGCGCTTTAGGCAAATCAGGCAACAATGGAATTGAGTTATATGCGCTAATGATTGCGTTAACTGCGCCGATTGCAGCGTTAACCATGCCGGCAAAGAACCCGATTACGGTGTTGACAATTAGGTTGATGCCGTCACGGAACCACTCAAACTTGTTGTATGCGGTTACAAGACCCACGATCAGCAATGCGACGCCTGCTGCAATAAGGCTGAATGGGTTGAGCGCCATGGCAATGTTTGTTGCTACGATCGCCGCGGCAACTATGCCGATAGCGGCTGCAATAGCCAAGAATGCTTTGGGGTTGTCTTGAGCCCATGCAGCAAACCTGTTAAGTACTGGTAGTACTGCTTGAAGAACGGGCAACAACGCGGCACCGATTGACTCTTGGGTTTCTCCAATGGAGTTTTTTAGAATCTTCATTTTGCCTGCAGCGGTTTCAGCACTCTTGGCAGTAGCGCCACCAAAAGTTCCGCCAAGCACGTCCATGATTTCGTTAAGGCTTGCGCCCTCTTTAATCATTGTTGCCATTTCTGGGCTTAATGATCGAAGCGCCTTAAAGTTGCCTTGGTAAGCCTTTGCAAGTGCATCAGCAACGGTGCTGGAATCGGTTTGCAGCGCTGTACTGATATCCATGACAAGGTTCATGTCTTTCATGGCCATGTCAACATCTTTTGTACCGCGCACTAGAGCCTCAAGGCTCTTGCGATATTCTGTGTCGGCAATACCAGACGCTCGACTCATCGCGCTGATTTGATCTTCAATTTGTGCGGTCTGGGCTTTGCCAGCGCCAGTCACATTCTGCAAAGTAAGCGCTAACGCCGCCTGCTCTTGCTGATCTTCCATAGCCGCTTTAGTTGCACTACCAAGTGCAGCCGCCAAACCAGCCAACGCTGCAGCTGCCGGCACCGCCGCCTTCTTAATTGCAAACTGTGCTTTCTCGCCAACGGTCTCAAGTTGCTG